CAGTAAGTATTCCGGACGTGAAGCGGCAGACTTGTTGGAAGAAAATGGTATTACTGTAAACAAAAACGGTGTTCCAAATGATCCAAGATCTTTTGTAGAGACAAGCGGTATTAGAATTGGAACAGCCGCAGAAACAACAAGAGGTAATAAAGAGTATTGGTTTAGAGAATTAGCACAGAAAATAGTTAATATACTAAGAGATTAATCCTAACCAAATAGAAATGTAACTCATAATAATAGGGTGCAACTAAGGCACCCTATTGTTTAACTTTTATATATTATCTTCTTTAGGGACAATAGAACCATTGCCAAATAAATCAACAGCCTTCCAAGCAGAATATTTTTTCCACTTAGGTACTGAAGGTTCAGCATCATTCATTGCTAATAAAAATACTTTATCAGATGCAAGTTTGGCTTGTTTAATTAACTCTGCATCTTCCTTGTCCTTCATCTTCCAACGATATTGTCTAATACTCTTATACAGTATATCGTGTACGATTGCCGCTCTTGCTACATCAAATGGTGCTATAGCCCACCACATTGCTCTTGGAACTGATGCTAAGTCTGTTACAAATCCCTTTGGTACTGTAATAGTTTCTGTTTTGTTAGTTTCTCTTTTAATTTTTACACCAACACCTTTAAGTGCTTTAATTTCGTCTACAGTTAAATCGTGTGTAGTGTATGACAGGTCTCTACCTAATACCCATTTCCGCGGCGGATTAAATTCTGCCATGATTTTGTTGTTATATGTTCCCATTTTTATACTCCCTCCGTTAATACAATATTTATTGCTTTGCATGACTAAATACGTTATAAGGATGTAACATAATGAAAAAAGCTACTAGATCTATACTTGAAGAACTGAATAATCTTAATTTCAATAGAAATAAAGACCATCTCATTGAAACTACAGGAGTAAACCTTGTTGAGAGTACAGTTAACTTGTTTGAACAGATATCTGAACATTATTCAGAAGACGAAGCACTAGAGCTTGAACGTAGATTCATTAACAGTATTAAGAGTGGAGATGCTCGAAAATTTAAACGAGGCATATATAAAATTAATGAGAGCAAAAAAAATGATTCTTAAAGAAGGTGGAAACATATTCAAAGATGAACAGGGTACACCTGTTACACAACGCATTGCTAGAAACGATGTTGATCCAACACTTGCATGGTTAGAAAAGATTACAGGGTTAAATCATACTGATATGAAATTAGGCTCAACAGGTATTAAAGATACATCAGGCGACTTAGATGTTGCTATTGATGCAAGTAAGGTAGACAAGCAAGAGTTGTTTGATAAACTTAACGCATGGAAGATGAAAAATCATCCAGACGATACTACTAGGCAATGGGTTGCTAAGTCAGGTATTAGTGTTCATTTTAAAACACCTATTAACGGAAACCCTAACAACGGATACGTACAGACAGATTTAATGTTTGGTAATCCAGAAGCAATGAAGTTTGCATTTAAAGGCACAGGCGACGGAACAGTATACAAAGGTGCTCACAGAGCAATTATGCTTGCCAGTATGGCAAAGGCAAGAGGATTTAAATGGTCTCCAGGTAAAGGATTACTTGATAGAGAAACAAATGATCTTGTTGCTAGTGCACCAGATGAAGTTGCAGTGGCATTACTAGGACAAGGTTCTACCCGTGCTGACTTAGACAGTGTTGAAACTATAGTTAAGAAGATTAAGAACAGTCCAGACTACGAAGCATTAACAGCAGATGCGTTTGCAAACTTTGAAAAGCAAGGATTACCTTTACCAGAGACACGTGGTATGGTAGCAGGTATGTTACAGGCTAAAACAAGAGTTGATGAAAAGAATTTTATAGGTAAAGCATTAGATACCTTCAAAGGTGGCTATGCTGTTGGACGTAAAGGATCACAAGACTCTATTGGTGCTATGGCTAAGACTTATAAAGATGCTGGTGGACGTAAAACTACGCTAGGTCAAGTTAGTGACATAGGCACAAGGGTAGGACAGAGAATCATAGGTAATACTGTTACTGTTAAAGGTAGAGTTAAAGGCCAACAAGTATTTAAAACTGTTGCGGCAAACGATGTTGAGAAATATACAAAAGCAAATTGGAAAATAGTTCCTAAAAATGCAGTCGTAATATTTCATCCTAACAATGCAAAAGATGAAAGAGAAATTTCAAAGAAAGATTACACTGCCAAGGGCTGGGACAAATCAGGTTGGGTTATTAAAACTGAATCTCAAAACAATGAAAGTATTATTAGAGAAGCCGCAAGGATTGATCATGCAGAAGATTTAGTTTACTTACAAGGTTCACAAGGAGCAATGAGAGCGTTAGCTTCGTTACGTAATATGTCACAAGGCGGACAAGGAAACGTTACACTTAAATGGGACGGATCTCCCGCAGTTGTTTTTGGACGTAATGATGATGGTGAATTTGTATTCACAGACAAAAGCGGATTTGTTAAATCAAAAGGAGTTGGTAGAACAACTAGTCCAGATGCACTTAAACAAGAACTGCTTATGCGAAGCGGCGGAATAAACAAAGATGATCCAAAGCGTATAGCATTTGCAGACAGCATGGCACAAGCATTTGGTGTGTTTGAAAAAGCAGTACCAAAAGCCTACAGAGGTTACTTCAAAGGCGACTTGTTATATTATAACACTCCACCAGTAATAGAAAAGAATTTTGTATTTAAACCGCAACTTGTAGAGTATGCTGTTGATGTTGCAAGTGATCTAGGCAAGAAGATTGCTAAATCAAGTGCTGGTGTAGTCGTACACAGAATGGTAGACCCAGACGGTAGCGAACATCCACTTAAAGACTTAGATATATTTGAAGGTAATCAGTTATTAGTTGTACCTCCTGTGACTATTGAGCAACCAGCACAAGTTCCTAACGAAGAACTTGATAGGCTTGCACAAATAATTAAGAAAGACTCAGCAGACATCGATAGTTTACTAGACATAAACAAACTTACACAAATGAAAATGAAAGACTTTCCAAAGATAATTTACAAGTACATGAACAGTAAAGTTGATACCGGACTTGATAACCTAGGACGTGACTTCACTAAATGGTTAGTAGCACAAAAAGGAATAAGCCAAGGTAAACAACAAAAGATCATTGAATACATTAAGCAGAACATGAATGCTTGGACATCGTTGTTTGAAGTTGTTACAGGTATAATGAAAGCAAAAGATAGTATAATTGCTGACTTAGATAAAAACCCAAATGCGGTTAAAGCTAAGACAGATGGTAAAGAAGGCGGCGAAGGGTATGTGTTAGCTCATCCTGAAGGCGATATTAAATTAGTTAACAGAGCAGTGTTTACTGCCGCTAATAGAGCAGTAGAGAGATAGGAGAAAAACTATGAAAATGAAAGACCTAAATGAAAAGTACGGAGATGATGACTTTGGCCTAAGAGGTGTAGGTAGTGAGTTAGATAATGACGAGCGTGGAATGACTGACAAAAGCTATACAGACCATCCAGCTAATCAGTTAAAGAAGATTCTAAATATTGGATCGCAACAAACAATCAAAACAGAAGATGGTACAGAAGTTGAAATGGATGATAAAACAGCGTCATTACTACTCAACATGATAGATAGTTCAAAGCCAGGTAGTATTGCTAATATGTTTAAACCTTCAGCAGTTGAAAGAATGACTGCAATAGTAATGGACTCGGGTAAATTGAAACAAATAGTATCAGCCAAAGGCCCTGATGAAATGAAAAACATGATGGCTAACATGGCTAATCTTTCAGGTGCAGATAGAAGACCAGACGGCGGCCGAAGTAACTACTAATGGAATTCATTAAAGAACTTCACGAAGCTAGACTGACTAGACAAGGTGGTGCATTAAAGACACTTACCTATACAGACTGTTGCGAGCGAGCATATCTAACTATGCTTATTATGGAAGTTCTTAGAAAGTTTCCAAACATGGCGGCATATGCACATGGGTATGCTAAGAAGACATCAGGGCATGACAACTACAATCATTTTAGAATGTCAAGCACTGACTTATACAACTTCATCTACTTTATTGTAGGTGACAAAGATGCACTAGATAAATTAAAAGATCCAGGCGCGGCAAGTATAATGCGTAGAAGCACACAGTTTCCGTTAATGGCTTTTAATAGATATGTTTCTAAACTAAAAATGGGTGGTGCAGGTAATGCACAACAAGACCAACAAACTTTTATTAATATTGAATCTGCTCTAAAGATTACTAACAGTGATTACAAAGCTGTTAGGAGAAATGTTTTTAGTTTCTCATCTCTATCTTCGAATAGTAAAAAACAGTTGGTTACAAGATTATTACTTGCGGCTCGTGCTAAGTTAAGAAACAGTGACATCATACAATACTTAGAAGAACTTTCAGCAGAAAGAGATCTTGAAGTATACAAAGTAAGTGATCCAGAACCAAAAGTAAGTATTCCGGATATTGCAGTAACAAGTCAAGACATGGCAGGTTACTTACGACTAGTAGGATCTAAGAATTTAATGCTAACAAAGAAATTTTTAGAACTTGCTAAAGATGGTAAGAGTATACCTGCAAACATACTACAAGCATACATTCCAGCTATTATTATACTAGATAATATAGCAAAGGGTGGTGCAGGCTATGTACAAGCCCTAAGAGCTTTAGAAAATCGAGCCAAAAATAGCCGTAAATAGGGTATTTTTTCACTAATTGGTAAATACTTATAACAACTTCGCAGAGTAGCGAAATTGGTCATTAGAGAAAACATAGGAGAATAAAATGGCAGGACAAGCACAAGGTAACGGCGGAAAAGCTGGAACATCAAATGGTCTAGGCGGAAGAACTAGAATCTTAAACTTAGCAAAAACAAACATGACAGAAGCAGAACTTAAAGCGGCTTTACAATACCTATCAGCAGGTGACGTAGCTGGAACAAACGATGCACACACAATCGCAGGCGTTGCTCCACTTACAGAATCAGGTGTATTCACAAGTGGAACAACTGATAACGTACAAGTTGCAATTCAAGGTACAGGAGTAGCAACAGCCGCTTCAAACTTTGGTACAGGTTCAACTGGTATCACAATGTCAGTATTAGCAGACTTTATTGAAGTATATCCACACACAGCGTAATTAGTGAATAACTAATTAGCTAGGATAGCTAATAGAAACTTAAAGGGTGTCGTTTTTACGGCACCCTTTTTTTATGACCGATAAGTAGTTATATGAAAGTATATTCACTAATAGACATCAGCGAAACAAAGCAACGCAGAAACAATAGCACAGATAGAACTGCTATTGGCCAACAGGCTAACTGGATGACGTTTGTGCAGACTATGATGCTTAGAACAAATATATATTGTGAAGCACCTGTAGCTACAGACTATACTGCCGCAGAGTTTAAGAAGTTAGGCTTTGGTACTGACTATATTGGCAAGCATAGAGTATGGGAAGTTAAGTGTACAACAGACGAGTATCAATACTTTCCACCCACTGAAGATCTTCAAGAAGATTTTAATTTAGTTCCTGTTATTGGTGAACTAAATGAAACAATTCAGATAAATAATAATGTGTTCAGAACAACACCAAAGGCTAAAAACATTATATTCAAGGCAGAGTAACAACTTATTAATTAGGCTAACTTAGAGTTTACTAATACCCTTTGAGCAAGGGACAAATGGAGAATATAATATGGCAAAAACTAAAGCCACAAACTTAGAACGTGAAAACTTAGAAGCACATGTTGATATGTGTGAACAAAGATACCAAAATTTAGAATCACGTTTAGATAAAATTGAAGCTAAAGTTGAGCATATCCATGCAGACATTACACACGGTAACAAGTCACTAACTAAAGTAATTATTGGTGCAACTGGCACTATCGTTGCAGGACTACTGAGTACTATCGTAGTTCTTCTTATTAACTTTTCATAATTAAATTATATAAATACTGTTATGTTAATAACAGAGATCGTATCTTCTGACCTAAGCGAAAAGCAAATATGGGGAAGAACAGGCAAAAAAGTAGTTAGAAAATATCGTTGTGCCAGTGGTATACGAACAGGTCGTATTGTCTCTAAGATAGCACAATGTTTTGCCGCACCTAATATTAAAAAGAAATTATCAATGAAGCGTACACGAGCTAGGCTTGGTGCAAGAATGGCACGTAAGGCTAAGAGAACTAAGCGTACAAATCCAGCTTCAATTGCATTAAAAAGATTGAATAAGAGAAAAAGATGATTATTGCAGATATTATCATTGAAGGAGCTGTTACTACTTTTGGAAGAAGCAAAGGTAAAGTAACACGTAAGTATCGTTGTACTAGTGGCTCACGTAAAGGACGTATTGTTGCTAAAGCTACAACGTGTAATGCTCCAATTAATATCAAATCTAAACTTACAATGAAAAAGACTAGAGCTAGAAAGTCTCCACTAATTGGTATTAAGACTAAGTTCCAAAAAAGAATGGGAGCTCAATCAAAACGTATTGCAAGATTAAACAAAACTAGAATGAAACCAACAAGACGTTCAACAGCAAAACGTAAAAGGATGAGCAAATGAGATTTAAACAATTTCAAATAGACGAAAGACAAAAAGCAAAAGAAATGTATCCTCATCTAACCGAAGAACAATTGGACGAGATAATACCAGCTGTAGTTGCTGGAGCAAGAACTATTGGAATGGGAGCTATCAAAGGTGCTAAGATGATAGGTCAAGGTGCAAGAGCAGGCGCCAATGCTGTTAAGACAGGAGCCAATGTTGTTAAGAAAGGTGTTAACGTAGCCAAGCAAGGTGTTAATGCTGTTAAGAATACAGTACAGATGGGCAAAGATGCTGTAAACAAATTAAAAGGTGGCAGTCAAGGCGGTATAGATAATGGACAAGCAGTAGACGATGTAGCAATGCAAGATCCAAAAGTTATGCAACAGCAAAAGAAAACTTTACAAGCACAATTAAAAGCACAAGAAAAAAGTCATAAAGATACTACAACACAGTTGAAACAACAGATTGCTAGTATAAAATGAAAATAAACGAACTTATACATGAATTTACTATTCAATGCACAAACGAAGAACGGGCAACGTTGAAAAAGTGTAATCATGTTAGATCATTAGACAGTTATTCAGAGAGAGACAGATTCGTAATTGAGGGTCTGATACGCAAAGCATTAGTAAGTAAACTAATACAAGATGGAACTGTAATGGTCGTAGCGAATGAGTTTTGACAAAGAATTAGCCAAAGAACTAGAGGAAATTGTAGTACACGGACTATCCGAGTTACCAATTCCATATGAAAAAGGCAATAGTATACGTGTTAAGAACATAGTTATACGAAAACATGCGAACGGTTATCGTATCTTTGACATAAGTACTAATAAGCACGTAGTTACTACATTCACTAAGGCCGCGGCACTTGCTATTGCAAAGACAACAGCAGAGCATGGTCCTAGTAATAGTATTAGAGAGATCACAAAGTTAGATGATAAAGTATCTAAACACTATATGGACGCACTATTTGCAAAACGATCTATGCAAATTAGCAAGGATATACAAAGGATAGAGGCATCAGAGGTTAAATTTGACATTGCAACGGATCGAGCATGGAGCTCACTTGCCCAGATAGAAAGTTATATCTTTGATAAATAAATACATAATGACAAAGGAACAATAACATGCTTATTAACGAATTTTCAAAGCCAGTTACAGTGAAATCACTTAACGAGAACTTGGCTAAAAAATATGGTAAAACAATCAATGTAGATAAATTTACCACAGAGCAATTAGAAGATGCTCGCAACAGACTTAGAACAACTTTATCACAAGTTGAAACTAACGAAAGTTTTGATGCAGTTCACACTAGCGAAACATATCAGAAGAATAAATTGTTCCTTGAACTTCTGAACACAGCAATAGCAGAGCGTGAAACAATCGAAGAAAAACAAAGCCCAGCACAAAAAGCCGCCTTCCAAAAGATGATGGCTGGTAAAAAAGGCAAAGGCAAATCAAAAGATAAAAAAGCAGGCAAAGGTAAGAAGCCAGACTTCTTAGACTTAGACAAAGATGGCAACAAAACAGAGCCGATGGACGGCGCGGCAAAAGATGCTAAGAACGAAGGTATGAAAATCGTAGCACGGCCTGACAGCAAAGGAAATCTTGTAGGTGCGGCTGTTGGAGTTGCAGGACCAAAAGGCGCTGGCGCGGCGAAACCAAAAGGCGCACAAGCGGCTGGTGGAAAAGTTGGTGGAGCGGCAAAAGCTGGTGGAGCGGCAAAAGCTGGTGGCATTGGTGCGGCCGAACCAAAAAAATTAAATGCTTCAAAAAAATCAAAAGTACGTGAAGGCGCAGAAGAACAAGCAACATTAGTAATGGCCGCAAAGGACATGGTAGACAGAATTACAGGCTGGATGGAAGACACAGCAGAAATGCAAACAGAAAGCATGTTAGAATTAGGCGATAAGATTAGAGACGAAATGGGTATTGACCAAAGTGAAACATTTATTAACACAGTCAAACCAGCATTAGGCTCACTATTTACATCATTGGAAAGCACACGAGATTCCCTTACAAGTGGCGTAGCTATTTTAACAGGCGAAGGTGCACCTGACACAATGGGCGATGAAGTACCTGCAGATGACGATATGGACATGGAGCCAACCGTTGATGCAGATATGGAAGCAGACGCCCCTGAAGGCGATGATGAGTTTGCGGCGGCAGACGCATCAGCAGGCGGAGATGAAGCAGACGATCGCGGCAAGCGAGAAAGCATACAGCTTTCAAAGCGTTTAGGGTTGCTACTAGCAGATTCGAAAAAAAAAGACTAAACTCATTATCTGAAACAGTATCCGATAAGTTATCACAAGTAATACATCTAAAAGCTCAAGAAGGCGCAACTAGAATTGGTTGGGACGACCTTAATAAGTATCTTGCCAATGCAGGCGCAGAACAATACAATAGAGAGAGCTTCGTCGTTGCATACAACAGCGATCAGCGTTTACAAAACTTAGTTAATAGTTTTGATGAAGCTGGTTTAGTATTAGCTGGCGGCGAAGAACCTCAAGCAGAACCAGAAGACAAAACTGTAGATAATATGGCTGGAAGAGCTACAGCCAACGCAATGAAATAAATCCAAAAAAACACTTGACTTCTTGTAACTTTTGTTATATAATATGTATAATAGGAGTTAAGAATGAGTCTTTTAAAGAAAGTTAACGATATAGAATTGTACATGACCCAGAATCAACATTGGGTCGTAAGTGCAATTTATCCACACTACCAAGAAATGGAAAGTTTGTTTGACTTTACCTCTTCAGATATCTCCAAAGGTACTTGCACAGTTAACGGCATACAGAAACCTTTAGAATATGATGAATGGAACAAACAACGAACTACTTACAAAACTTGGTTACTTGACTGTTTTAAACAAGTTGACCTTCCTGTTACACATATAGCAGAACGTACTGAAGGACAGGAATCAAAAGCCTGGACTATTAATTACTTTCCAGGAGGTTGGCAAGCTGGACACTTTCATTCAACAGATAGAATGACTCAACAGAACAAACGTTTTGCATCTAGTGTAATGCTGTTTGATCATATAACTCCTTCAAAGACAAATCAGTTTAACGGTTGTATGTATACAATTATGCAAAACCAATTTGGTTATACATATGATCACAAGTTCCATCCTACTCCAGGTAGAGTAGTTGTTATGGACGATAGGGTATGGCATGGTGCTTACCCAACTGAAGATAACAGACGTTGTTTAGTATGGGATTTTGACATTGCTTAAAGACTTTTGGTTCTGGTACAAGCAACAAGCACCTAAGTACGGATACATATCCTCCATATGGACTTGTATTTTTAATGCTATGCATTTTAAAAGAGACGGAACTTATAGAATAAAAACTAATGGGGAATTGAATGATTAGAGTAGGTGTGCGTGGTAGTAAGTTAGCGTTAGCATATGCTGACAAGGCTATAAAAGCAATAGGGCAAGGAACCATTGAAGTAATACAAACAGATGGAGATCTTAATCCTGATACTCCTATACATGAGATTGGCGGCAAAGGTGTATTTTGTAATGCTATTGAATACGGATTAAAGTATGGACTTATTGATGTTGGTGTACACAGTTTAAAAGACATGCCAGGCGATGTAGAACATCCTGACTTACATATCTGTGCAGTATTAGAACGCAACAGGCCTTACGATGTATTGATAGGTAAAGTGTTTGATGGCTTTGTAATAGGTACAAGCAGTCCAAGACGTAAAGCACAACTAGAACAACTATACTCTGGAGTTAATGTACAAATTAAACCTATACGTGGTAACATTGATACAAGACTTGCAAAGTTAGATGCAGGTGAGTATGATGCTATTGTACTTGCAGAAGCAGGATTAGACGCACTAGGTATTAAAAGAGATTACGAACGTTTGACTAGCATGGTGCCAGCAGTTGGACAAGGCATTATTGCACTACAAACACGCAAAGATGATGTAATAACAAACGAAATTGTTAGTAAAGCAAATCATAAACTAACATACGACCAAGCACAATTAGAAAGAGCATTACTAAAAGGAATAGGCGGAGATTGTTCTACAAGAGTTGCAGGTCATGCAACAGGTAACAATCCAATAAAGCTAGAAGCAGTATACTATACGGAGAACTAATGAGTTTAATTACAGAGAGATACGACTATAAAGAAATCAAACGTAAACAGATAGATGGCAAGCGTTTATACGCATGTCCAGACGGCAATGCAGTCGCAAGTGTTACAACGATCCTTGATAAAACAAAAGATAAGAGCCATTTAATTGCTTGGCGTAAGAGAGTAGGCGAAGCAAAAGCACAAGAAATTGTAACAGAAGCGGCCAGTGTTGGTACACGTATGCACAAGTATCTTGAAGACTATATTGAGTTTGGTGAATGGCCTACTCCAGGATCAAACCCTTATGCACAACAAGCTCATCGAATGGCTGAACAAGTTCGTGACAATGCAATGGGCGATGTTGATGAGATATGGGGATCAGAGATTAATCTATACCATCCTAAAATATATGCAGGTACAACTGACTTAGTTGGACAGTACAAAGGACAGCCTGCTATTATGGACTTTAAACAGACAAACAAGCCTAAGAAAGCAGAATGGGTTGAAGACTACTATTTACAGCTCACAGCCTATGCTCTCGCTCACAACGAAGTATTTGGCACCAACATACGTGAAGGACACATCTTTATGTGTTCAAGAGACCTACAGTATCAACAGTTTGACGTATGGCCAGACGAGTTTGACAAGTGGGAACAAAAATGGTGGGATCGAGTGTATCAGTATTACGACAAACATGGATAAATATATAAAATAAGGAGCATATAATGGCAGTCGTACAAATTTCAAGAATCCAAGTTAGACGTGGTAAGGGCACAAATGGTATTCCACAATTAGCTGGAGGAGAATTTGGCTGGGCAGTAGACAATCGTGCATTATATATTGGTAACGGAAGTGTTGCAGAAGGTTCACCAGCAGTGGGTAACACAAAGATTATCACAGAGCATGACGACCTATTCACACTAGCAAATACATATACATACTTAAATGGCGTAACAGTACAAACAGGTGCAAGTACTACTGCTCCTATTAAAAGAACATTACAATCTAGACTAGATGAAATTGTTAACATCAAATCATTTGGTGCTACAGGTGATGGAGCAACTGACGAAACTGTTGCTATACAAAGAGCAATTGATCAACTATATATTAATAGTTCAACTAAAGGTACAGAACAAAGTCGTGTAAGATTATATATTCCTGCAGGAATATACAAAGTTTCAGCAACAATTTACCTACCACCTTATACAACAATATACGGTGATGGCCGAGACAAGACTAAATTTTCGATGACTGGTAATGTTCCAGTGTTTCAAACAGTAAACAGTTCAAGTACACCAGGTAACTATGCTAATGACAGTACTAGTACAACATTAAACCAAGCAAGTAATATCCATTTAGAAGGGTTTACTATTGCAACTGTAGCAACTGCACAACCTGCAATGAAATTACAAAGTTGTAAAATGAGTAATTTTAAGGAAATTAAAATTACAGGTCCGTGGACAACAGGAACAACAATCAATACAGCCAACGCAGGTATGGAATTAGAATCATTAAGTGCATTAGTAGGAACACAAGACAACAAGTTTGATCACATTCACTTTATGGGATTAAGTGTTGGTGTTGCTAGTGATGATGACGTTTATGGTAATCATTGGCATTGCAGTCATTTTGAAACCTTAGGACATGGTGTAGTATTTGGAGAAGGTACAGCATTAGGTGCACAAGGACAAACAACTGCTCCTTGTAGGAATTCTTTAAGTCATTCACAGTTTTCTAATATTGACAAAGAAGCTATTACGATTACACAAGGAACAAACAACACAAGTACAAACAATACTTTTGAAGGTGTAGGTAATGTTGGTGGTAACGAAGGCAATGCACAATACAGTATAATTGATTTTGCTAAAGCAGGAAACTCTAGTATAGAAGATTTCTTTGCTAGAACAGCCGACTTAGGATATAACCAAACATATATTTCAACATACAAATACGTATCAGAGATTAAAGGCAAAGTAAATGCTACACTTGGCGGCCTTAATAGTCTAGAAGTTCAAGAGGCATCCTCGTCTACTTACTTCTTTAGATTACCAGGTGACTACAGTCGAACTTATACGATAGAATATGACTATTCAAGTTCAGTAGCAAATGCACAACGTAGTGGTAAAATGACTATCATGTTAGATGTTAGTACAAATACATTATTATTTGAAGATGAATACAATTATCAAGGAGATAGTAACTACGAAAATGCATTAACCTTTACTGCCGCAACTGTTAACACAGATGGCAATTTAGGGGTTGACACAGTCATAGTTTCTATGTTAAACTCTATTACAAATGATCAAGGTGAGTTTAACTACAAAATCAAAGTTCGAAGTTAATGCATGAATTAAAATTTGAAGACAAAGTACGAGTCTGGAGAAAATTAAGGCAAGACTTAGAGTCAGCCTATGAACCTTTTCGGGTACTAAATGATTTTATTAGTAAACTACCAAGAAGTACTCGCAAACAGAATCCATGGGATCCTGAGAGTGTAGCACTTCCGTGGAACTTGATTGAGAATAACTCTTTTACTGAGTATGAAATTGCACTATTATGTGCCTATACGTTACAGTTAACTGAACGTTTTAGTGGCACAAAAGTCGAGATACATATCAGTAAGGACATAAAAGAAGACACAAACATGTACCTAGTGTATTTGGACGGAAGTATTGTTTTAGGATATAACGAAGAAGTATCATCAAGCAACTCAATACCGCAAAGCATTGTATCACAAAAGGTGATCCAACTGCCTCCTCTACACTAAATATTTTTTAATTAGAAGGAAGTGAAGTAAATGAAAGCAAACCTAAATATTTTAAAACGCAACGGAGAAACAATGCCGTTGGATGTCCAAAAGATCCACAAAGTAGTAAATTTTGCATGTGAAGGCTTAACAGGAGTAAGCAGTAGTTTAATACAAATGAATGCAGGTATTCAGTTTGCAGATAACATGTCAACACAATCGATACAGGACTTGTTAGTTAGATCAGCTAACGATCTAATCTCGTTGGAAAATCCAAACTATCAATATGCCGCGGCACGTTTACTTTTATATGGTGTTTACAAAGATGTATTTGGTGGCTTTGAAAAAATTACTTTAAAAGAAATGATTACAAAAAATATTGAACGTAGTGTATATGATAGTGCTATACTAGACAGTTATACAGATGACGAGTTTGCAAAATTAGATTCATACATTCATCACAAGCGTGATGAGAACTTTACCTACGCAGGTTTGCGTCAGGTAGTGGACAAATATCTTGTCCAAGATAGATCAAGCGGAGAGTTGTTTGAAACTCCACAACACATGTACATGATGATTGCGGCAACACTATTTGCTAACTATCCTAAAGAAGATAGGTTACATTATGTAAGGAGATACTATGACTCGACCTCACTTTTTAAAATCAATATCCCAACGCCGGTCATGGCCGGAGTGCGTACTCCAGTTAGGCAGTTTGCCTCTTGTGTGCTTGTTGACAGTGACGACACACTCGATTCGATCTTTGCGTCGGACATGTCCATCGGTAGATACACAGCTCAAAGAGCTGGTATCGGTATTAACGCAGGACGTATCAGAGGAGTCAACAGCAAAATCAGAGGAGGAGAAGTTGCACACACAGGTGTAGTTCCGTTCCTTAAAAAGTTCGAAGCAACTGTACGTTGTTGTACACAGAATGGTGTACGTGGCGGCAGTGCTACAACGCATTTTCCTTTTTGGCATCAAGAGATTGAAGACATCCTTGTGCTAAAGAACAACAAAGGTACTGAAGACAATCGTGTACGTAAGTTAGATTATTCTATTCAGCTTAATAAAACTATGTACGAAAGGTTGTTAACCAGTGGCAACATTACGCTTTTCTCGCCACATGATGTGCCAGGATTGTATGAAGCATACTTTGGCGATTCAACAGTGTTTCAAGAGCTATATGAAAAATACGAACGTGCTACAAGCATTAAGAAAAAAGTTATTCCTGCTATGGAATTGTTTAGTGCATTAATTAAAGAACGTGCTGAAACAGGACGTATCTACATTATGAATGTTGATCATTGTAATACACACAGCTCATTTAAAGACAAAGTATATATGAGTAACTTGTGTCAGGAGATTACATTGCCTACTAAACCGCTTAATCATATTGATGACGAAGAAGGCGAAATTGCATTGTGTATCCTAAGTGCTATTAACGTAGGTACTATCAAAGACTTAAATGACTTAGAAGAATTATGTGAACTAGCAGTAAGAGCATTAGAAGAAATTATTGATTATCAAAAGTATCCTATTAAGGCGGCTGAGAAGTCAACTAAAGCAAGACGTAGTTTAGGTATAGGCTATATTGGACTTGCACACTACCTTGCCAAACATCAATTAGCATACAACCATAAAAGAGCTTGGAAGAAAGTACATGATTTGACAGAAGCCTTTCAATACTATTTGTTAAAGGCATCAAACAAACTTGCAAAAGAGCGTGGTGCATGTGAATACTTTAACCGTACTAAATACAGTGACGGCATACTGCCAATCGATACTTACAAAAAAGAAGTCGATGAGCTAGGAGACTTTAAATTAAAATATGATTGGGATTCTTTACGCACAGACATACAACAGCACGGCCTTAGGCACAGCACATTGTCCGCACAAATGCCTTCGGAGAGCAGTTCCGTTGTGTCGAACGCAACAAACGGAATCGAACCACCTAGAGGGTACTTGTCCGTTAAGAAAAGCAAAAAAGGGCCTCTTAAGCAGGTTGTTCCACAGTATACTACATTAAAGCAACACTATACATTATTATGGGATATGCCAAGTAACGAAGGTTACATTAATATCGTAGCAGTAATGCAGAAGTTCTTTGATCAAGCTATTAGTGGTAATTGGAGTTATAACCCAACACACTTTGACAATAATGAAGTGCCAATGAGTGTTATGATAGGTGATTTGTTAAACACGTATAAGTATGGATGGAAGACTTCATACTACCAAAACACTTATGATTATAAGACAGACGGTGAAATAGCATTTGATGATGCAAAACAACAACCGGTGGCTAGAGAAGAATTCACAGGATCAGATGAAGAGTATGAAGAACATTGTGAGGCATGTGCAATTTAAAGGTTGACACGCTGATACAATGATGTTATTATAGTAAAGTTATGAGATAAAGGAAAAAGAGATGGCAAAAACAGTATTTAATCAAGAGAAGGTAGACTTCACCAAGAGCACAATGTTCTTTGGACCTGACCAAAACACACAACGTTATGATGTGTTTAAGTTCCCAGAGTTTGATAAATTGAATCAAACTATGCTAGGATATTTTTGGAGACCGGAAGAAGTTAGTTTGCAAAAAGATAGAGCAGACTTTGCTAACTTTAGACCAGAACAAAAACATATCTTTACTAGTAATTTAAAGTATCAAACACTACTAGATAGTGTACAAGGACGTGGTCCTAGTTTGGCATTCTTGCCACACGTATCACTACCTGAGCTAGAAGGTTGTATTGTTACTTGGGACTTCTTTGAAACAATACATTCACGTTCATATACACATATTATGAAGAACGTGTATGCAGATCCTACTGAAGTCTTTGATACAATCTTAGATGATAAAGAAATTCTAAAACGTGCTACCGCAGTTACTAAAAACTACGATGCGTTTACAGAAGCGGCGGATGCTTACATCCATCGTAAGGAAGGCAACATGCGTGATGTTAAGAAGAAATTATTCTTAGCAATGCATAATGTTAATATCCTTGAAGGACTACGTTTCTACGTTTCCTTTGCTTGCACATTTGCCTTTGCTGAATCCAAAGTTATGGAAGGCAGTGCAAAAATTATTTCGTTAATTGCAAGAGACGAAGCAACACATTTGAACCTATCAACTTCTATTCTTAAGAACTGGATCAAAGGACTTGACGATAAAGAGTTTGCTGATATTGCTAAAGAGTGTGAAGAAGAAGTATTAGACATGTGGCGTGAATGCGTTAACGAAGAAAAAGCGTGGGCAGATTATTTGTTTAAGGACGGTGCTATCATTGGACTTAACGAAGAACTGTTGTATCACTATGTGGAATATATTGCTAACCGTAGGCTTAAAGCATTAGGTTACAAGCCCATTTATGATCGTCCGCTTAATACTAACCCACTACCTTGGACACAACATTGGTTGAGTTCGTCAGGATTACAAGTGGCTCCACAAGAGACTGAAGTAGAGTCGTATATCATTGGCGGGATCAAACAAGATGTAGACAAGGATTCACTGAAAGGATTTAGTCTATGACACGTCAGGACGTAATAATCTATAGTAAGCCTAACTGTCCTTCTTGTGTTAAAGCAAAGTCTTTAATGGATAGAATGAACGTTAGTTACAAAACAGAAATGATTGGCACAGATATACAGCCAAGTCAACTAATGGCACTCTTTGAAGAGAAAGGGTTGCCAGCACCAAGGACTGCTCCGCAAGTCTTTATCGGTGAAGAACATATTGGAGGCTATGAAGCATTAGTTTCTTATATTGAAAACACTGGGTGGAACGGAACAGGACACACAATATAATGTTATTAGAAGTAAGTTATAAAGATGGCGACACAATTAGTTTTAAAACTGTAGCAGGAGAAGAAGTAATTGCACGCCTAGTAAAAAAAGAAACAGATTCAATGAAGGTTAAGAAGCCAATGGCTCTTACTATGACTAAAGACGGTATTGGCATGGTGCCATTTACTTTTACTGTTGGTCGCGATAGCGAACTAGATATTAACTTATCAACTATTGTGTTTATTGCTAAGACTGAAAAGGGAATGGCAGACCAATACATTGAATCAACAACCGGCATAAAGATTAACTAAAAGGAGATAAAGATGTCAACAATTCACGAGCAAATCGTTGCACAGTACGAATCGTACCTAGCAGAGAACGATAAATTTGAAGGCGGTACTAAAGCGGCCGCGGCTAGAGCTAGAAAAGCACTAGGCGAAATGGGTAAACTTGCAAAAGCAAAGCGAGCTGAAATCCAAGATAAAAAAAATAATATGTAATAAATACTGTATAGGGCGTAGGAATTGTTTCTACGCCCTGTATACTTTAAGAAGGGCAAGACATGAAACAGGGCAAATTAAAATGGTACAATCACGTAAAGGGATATGGGTTCATATCACGTGAAGAAGGACAAGCAGATCTATTTGTACACATTTCAGAGTTTCGTAAAGCAGGCGTAAAGAAGGTAGTTGAAGGCATGGTTATCGACTATGAACTTGACGACCACAATGGCAAGCCTGTAGCAATTGATATAGCAATCATTCACACACCAGAACAGTAAAGGATAGTCTAGCGTATGGAAGGTTTAATAATTCTATATGGACTATTCGTTAAACATGCTATTGCTGACTTGGCAATGCAATCTTTACGAAAGACTCCCGGAGATAAAAGTGACCTTAAAAGTCCTAAGGGATATATTCATGCGGCAGATCACGCCGGACTTACCTTTATAGTTATAGCTTTATTAACTAATAATGTTGTTATATCTATATCAATAGCATTACTAGATTATATACTTCATTTTACTATCGATTATTTTAAAACAAAATTAATAAAAAAATGTAAATGGACCCCGTCAGATAATAGTTATTGGATAACACAGACAATAGATCAAATATTACATTATACTTGTTATCTTTCTTACATTCTTCTCTTGACATCTACCTAAAAAGACTGTATAAATATATATGTAACGTTGAAGCAATTCAAACGCTATACAGGACCCGGGGGCGGTACCCGGCGACTCCACCATAAACACATTTACCGAGTGTGCTTATGATGGGGTCGAAATAGGATCGACTGGTAGTTAATAGATGTTGTGGAGTTGCCCGGATGTAAGCTCGGTTAACGCGAACGAACCTTATAATTGCAAAAGCAACTATAAACAACGGCGAATTTACTTTCGTGAACTTCGGTGCACTTAATGACTTCGCTGTCAATGAGGATTTTGCCCTAGCGGCATAATCACTCGGGGTTGGCGACTTACCTAGCAACAGAAAAGTCGCACTTTAACTTAACACCTAGACCCTATAAATACTTCGTGCCAAAAACGCACAACACATCTAAATGGTTAGATAACTATACATTGTAGACAAAAAGAACTACACTTCATATAAAAGAGGAAAATAAATGAAAAAGACTATAATAACCGTCGCACTAGCGACGATGTTAGGGACATCTGTTATGGCAGACGACTTTGACAATACTGCAATAAAAATGACAGCAGTAACTGAAGACTATTCAATTAGTATCAAAGCACCAAAAACAGGCGCAACTGAATTTTCAATTGGTGGTGAAGTAGCATCACTAGACACATCTGTAACATGGAAAAGAAACGGCGAAGTAGACAACTATGCAATTAAAGCTGGTAAGTCTATGGCACTTGGAATGACTCCAATGTATGCAGGAGCATCTGCTAAATTTAGTTTTGGCGACAGTTTTAATACAGATACACGTACATTGGATCTTTCACCTTACGTAGGTGTTGCACACACAATGGGCAAATTAACACCATTTGCTGAAGTAGGATATGCTTGGCAATCAACACAAAAAGATATTATTGACATTAATCGTGATTCATCATACCTTGAAGTTGGAGCATCATATGCTCTATCAGAAGCAGTGAGTGCAAAAGTCACTGTATCAGAAGCACGTGATATTGATTTTGCAAATCCAGGTGATAGAAATGCAGAAATAGGTTTAACCTTTAAGTTCTAAAGCAGTCTTAGAACTAAACTTAAAAGGCTCCTTCGGGGGCCTTTTTTTATGACTGAATTTCAATAAATACTCGTATAACCAAGGAGGGTTATGAAGTTACATAAAAACTTTGAAGCACACGAAACACAACCAAAGAAGACGAGTATAGGAAACAATCACAGTAGAACAAAATTTAGTTCTATGAATAAAGGCAAAAAACGTTCATACAAAAAATACAAAGGCCAAGGAAAATAATGACAAGGAAGACTAATACAATGCTAATTGGATTATTAGGTACTATATTATTAGGATTGGCTTCATGGACGTTAGTTACGTTAATGGAACTGCAAATTTTAGTTAATATGATTCAGCAAGATTTGATTAGCATTGATAAACAATTTGGCAGAGTTTACAATTTTATAGATTCAGTAAGGAAATAAAAAAATGGAAGTATTATATGTATTAGTAATTAGTATGTGGGGATTGACAGGAGAAGGCGACTGGACCTACATTGGAAATCAAGATGTCTTAAAACAAGAGTTTACGTTAGAACAATGTACAATGTTAGCAGATAAGAGTAGCTGGCAAAAGAATCATACTAACGAATATTATGATATACAACTAGATTGCTTTCCAGCTGATTGTGCTGGTAAAGAAAACTGCGAGGCGAAATAATGGCAAAAGAAATAGACGATCAAGGTAAACTAGAACTAAGTGTTCGTATACTAGGAAACGAACTTATTGGATTTAAAATGGTAGTAGACGATTTTAAAATGAAATGGCTATTTTTAGGTGTAGTAACTATTGTGGCATTAGGTTGGGCAGGAAGTACATTTGGTCCAGCACTATTTGAAATGGTCGGATCGAGTGACTAATGTGGCAACGGTTCCGCAAATGGTTAAACATAGACCACATTGTGGACCTTGCTGTCGACTTGTTCTTGATACTGTTTGATGTATTAAGCTCACCTATACTAATCGTAATGAGATTGTTACGTTGGATAGTAGGTAAGTTTATGTTAGACGGACTGAAGGGCAAAATAAAAAGATTAATACATTGGACAATGGGTAAACACCCGTTAGTGCAAATTTGGATTTGGACAATGACAATATGCGGAGTTGCCCTTATCCTTGTATTGATGTGGATCTTTGGACAAGCGTTCGGAGAACTTGTAACAGAAGCATGGGGTAAAGAATAATGGAACCAAATGAAAATGAAAGAACCGCTATAGAGTTTAGCGAAGATGGCAAGGTAGAAACTATCACAGTTGACCCTGCTACTATGGGCGATGTTCAAGCAGGTATAGAGTTTATATATCATATGCGAGAACATATATTAGATGTAGGAGTAGCAACAGTATATTTGTTTGTATGCTATACTGCTTACCTATTATTAAAAAAATACATAAAGTGAGGGGAAATAAATGTACGAATATAAATGTAAAATATTAAGAGTAGTAGACGGAGATACCGTTGATGTGGATATCGACCTAGGATTTGGAATGTGGATGCACAAAGAACGTGTTCGCATGATGGGTATTGACACACCAGAATCAAGAACACGTGACAAAGTGGAGAAAGCCTTTGGACTCGCATCAAAAGAAAGACTTAAAGAACTGTTACCAATTGGATCAATCCAAGTCCTTAAAACGGAAATTGACAGAAGCGGAGAAGATTCAAGAGGAAAATTCGGACGTGTACTTGGAGACTTTCTTACCGATGACGAAAGAAGATGCACTGATATTCTTGTTGAAGAGGGACATGCTGTAGCATACTTTGGTGGTTCAAAAGACGATGTTGATGCACAGCACATGGCAAATAGAACAAGATTACTTGAAAATGGCACTATGAGCCAAGCAATTTATGATGCCGCAGTAGAAGAAATGAAATAATTTACCAAAATAGGTTGACTTTTGTTTAAAAGAATATATTATATGTATATTATGTTTAAATTAGATAAACTAGAAACAATAAAAAGGGCTCTATCGAGCTCTTTTTTCTTAACAAAGGAGACCAATATGGTAAAATCAAACACAACTGGATCTAAATTCTTTAGAGTAGGATCACAGAATCAACAAATACTAGCAAAGTACTGGGGTACTGGTAAAACTTTCACATTAGAAGGTTTGACAGACAAACTTGACGCAATGTCACCAGGTGCTAGAGTACATGAAATCAGAGAATCTGGTTTTAATGTAAAATCAACACCAATTTATACAGGAATGGTTGGAAGACCAGCTCTTGAATACTCTATCTCTAGAAGAAGAGTATTTGCGTAATTAAATTACCAAAATAGGTTGACTTTTGCGCCTACTGATGCTATTATTAATACATAATAAGGCAACAGATAGGCGCAGAATATGACAATGAGTTTAGTACGTGGTATGACATCATTGAATACCAAAAAACGTAAGGCAACTAAGATGACTGCCGGCAGACTACAGAAGCTACAAAAAGATCATCGCGAACACAACAAATATATGAAACGTATACACGCACACAGTAATGTGATGACGTTTGACGAGTACGTAGAATATGTGAGTGGCAACTTCAAAGCTAAAACAACAACTAAGTCTAAAGAATGGAAATACGAACTTACTGTACGTGATACAAAACACTATCCTAGTGTAGGCAACGGTGTTGGCGTTGGCTTAGTAAAAGAACCATTACAGTACACAGGTGAACGTAGACTAGTAGGTATTGCTACAATGCACAAAAGTAATATGGTGCCGGTATTTGCAGATGATGACGATAAAGACGGATCAAAACAAGCAACCGAAATAGCACAAATGCGTAGAAACTAAAGTACATACAAAAGTATATGCAAATTAACTTTAAATATTAGATGAGGAAGATTATGAAAATAACTATATATTGGGCAATAGCTGTTATGACGGTGTCGACCGCTTTCGCTCAAGCACAAGCAGGTACATTCCAAAATCCAAAAATTGAAGAACTGTACACAGAAAACAATCGACCAGAACTTTATTGCCTGGCACAAAACATTTACTTTGAAGCTAAGTCAGAACCACTAGCAGGGCAATATGCAGTTGCTGACGTAGTTCTTAATCGTGTAAACGATACTCGTTATCCTAACACAATATGCGAAGTTGTTCGAGAAGGACCAATTAAAGAAAGTTGGAAAACAAAACAAGATACTACTCTATCCGACAATGAACGCATTTATTATCCAAGAAAGAATCGATGTCAATTCAGTTGGTATTGCGATGGCAAGGCCGATACAGTTCGAGATTCAGATGCTTGGCGTATGGCACAAATTATAGCATATAAGATTGTGTATGCTGATAAGATGAGAGGCATCACAGAAGGTGCTACACACTATCATGCTGACTATGTTAGTCCTAAATGGGCAAGTAAAATTCAATTGGTTGGCAGTATTTCTACACATATATTTTATCGCTGGCAATAAAAGGAGTACACCTAATGTATGCATTAGTTCCAATGACTCGGCAAGAGATCATTTCAAATCTACTTCCCCAAACTATCACTAATTTAAAACAAGAACTACACACTAGAATCTATCCTTGTAAAAGAGACTTAGACAAAGGACGTCCTTTTCAAATAGCAAAAGAGGCATGGGAGTATGCCCTAGCTGATGCAACAGAATGGAATGGCGGCGAATGGGTTGGGCACGGAAACAATCCTGAAGACGTACGAGTTGGCAATAAGAAATACGATGTAAAAGGATTAGGCGGCAAGTGGACTACTACAAGTGGTGAAGCAAGTGTAAAGCAAACCCTAAGTGCTTCGGCACGTATTGACGAAAGCTTCTTAGCAGAAGACAGTAGTATGTTATGGGACGGAGTTGTTAGTCCTTGGATGGATAAAGTTAATAATGGCGGAGAATATTTTGTAACAGTGTTTTGGCGTCATAAAGAAACATTATCTATTCGACTAGTTATGTTTCGACTTGAAACGAAACATCTTCCTACATTTGATACCAACGGTTGTGAGTTTAATAAAAGTAAATCACAAATGCTTATTAACAATATAGTTGATACAGAACAAGCTAAACTATATATTCTACGTAGTAAGCATCGTATGGAAATGCGTATTAAAGGCAAGTATTTCAACGAACACCCTGATAGATATTTAGATGTCTATGATTTTGGACAAACTAGTTAACCAAAACAGGTTGACCTTTTGTTTGAACGGTGTTATTATATAAAGACAATGCAAAAACAACTATGCACAGAAAGAGGCTAAAATGAAAGGCATTATTAAAATAGGCGTAACACTAGGACTTCTTGGTATGCTTGGAGCATGTTCAAGTAAGTATGTAGAAATCGCAGAACGTGAGACATATGCACAACCTAAATGGTATGCTAACTGTGTCGAATCAGGCTATGAAGGCTGGTTTTGGTGGAAAGAAGAATTCGCATATGCATGTGGTGCAGGCGAAAGTATCTTCCAACAAGCCGCTGAAGAGCAAATGTATGCTATTGCAATGAATAACTTTGCAAAACGTATTAACAGTGAAGTGAATTCAGAAACTAAACTCGAATTTTACGATCAAAATGGTTCAGAGTCTAGAAAGACTAAAACTGTAATTAGCTATATTGTTAAAGACACAACCATTCGCGAACATATTTCAAAAGAGACTGGAACATTTAAGTATCAGAACAAACAATTTACGTTTGTTAAACTTAAAATGAACAAGCAAATCTTTGATACACTTGTAGCGGAGGCTAAGAATGCAAAAGTCGCAAGTAATAACTAGATCTATTTTGATGGTAGGAGCAGTGTTGGTATTATCAGCTTGCTCCTCCAACAACATTCAGCCAACTATGGCACAATTTGAACCGCAGTATTGTCATACTAAAAGTGAATACACTTTGAAGAATGGTAATAAGGCAAATAGTAGGGTTGATGTAAATTGTACAGACGACCCTAAAGATAAACATTTTCTAGCATACAGTGGCATGGCCAAAGATTGCAGGGAGCATTACTATGTTATTAACCTTAATGGAAAACGTGTTAGACAACGTGGTTTCGTCTGCCAAAAAATTGATGGCAGTTGGGAAATCGTTAATCATCCTTACAATTAGTATTGGATTATTATCAGCTTGTTCAACACAAAATACTTTACTTCATACTAGCGAAAGTTCGTATGCAAGTACAAAGTCTAATTACCAGCCAGTAGATACTAGTGTAGGTGCTCTAATCAATTATATGTCTTGGCAGGCAAATAGACTAGAACCCTACGATCAACAACAACAAGAACAGTCAGTGTTCTTTGCACTAAACAATTTACAAAACGGAGAAATGACTCGTTGGTATAACGGTAACACAGGAGCCCAAGGTGCTGTCAAAGTGTCTATGACTTATCCACAAGGTAGTGGGTATTGTCGAGTAATTATGAGTCAAATTATCTATAATAATAAACAAAGAGACTTCAAAGAAACCGCATGTATTAATGCAGTAGATAACTCCTGGCGTTTTATACGATAAATATTACATTAAAGAACAGGAATAATAAATGGCATTAGGAATATTAGTTTTAATTACGGCTTTGAGCATCTCGGCTGTAGCGATATATTATAGTATCGCAGGTTTAGTTGCAATCTTTGCGGCCGCGGCAGTACCCATTATGATTATGGGTGGTGTTTTAGAAGTAGGTAAATTAGTTACGGCAGTTTGGCTACACAAGTATTGGAGTCAAGCTAAGTGGTGGTTAAAGTACTATCTTGCGACAGCAGTTCTTGTACTCATGTTTATTACAAGCATGGGTATCTTTGGCTTCTTAAGTAAAGCACATATTGAACAGACAAGTGCCGGCGAAGAAAGTGTAGCACAAGTAGAACAGATTACAAGTGAAGTTAGTAGACTTGAAGCAATCATTAAACGTGCTGACGATAAGATTAAAACTCTTGAAACAAGTGGTACGGGTGCTGATGCTAATATACAATCACAAATTGACAAAGAACAAGAACGTATTGACAAAGCATACGACCGTATTAAACCTGCTATTACACAACAGAACAAAATTATCGAAGACACAAGAGCAACAGATGGCAATAGAACAAAGCCGTATGAAGATCAGTTAACAAGTATACAAGCAGAGATACTACGTTTAGAAACTAGTGCCAAAGAGTATGAAACTAAGATTGAAAACCTAGACACTGACAACAGTGGTGTTGAACCTTTACTAGCACAAATAGATGCACTAGAACAAGAAATTATTCGTGTAACCAATCAATTACAATCAACTGAAAAAGGTGAGATACGTGCCGGACAAGCAATCATTGGTGTATCAAGTGACGGGCTATTTGGTGGCAACACTAGAACTGCTCTCGCTAAATGGGTACAAGGACAACGTGATAGAATCACACAAATACAAGGCGAAGTAGCAACAGTACGTAACGATGCAACTAAAACAGTTAAGATGGAGCGTTTCCGTTTAGCAGGTGTTGTTAAAGATATACGTGAAGTACAGATACCTGCACTTAAAGATCGTGAACTTGTAATGCTAGGTAAGATTGATGATGTACGTAAAGACGAAAGTCCTGTAATACAAACTGCAAGAGATGAAATACAACGACTACGTGAAAGTGCAGAAGCACAAGTAGTAAACAGTCAAGCACTAATTGAAAGACTACGTGGTCAACTAGCACAAACAGATAAAGCAGATGAAATTGATGCGGCTGTAGATGAACAACTATTAAAAATTAAAGTTGCCGAAGCAGAAGTAGATATACTAACTGAAAAGAAATACAAACTAGAAGGCGAGTATCGTATGCTTGAGGCTGAAGTAGGTCCAATTAAATACATTGCTGAATTTGTTTACGGTGAAACTGCTGACAACACAATGCTTGAAGAAGCAGTACGTTGGGTCATTATGATTATTATCTTTGTGTTTGATCCACTAGCAGTATTACTATTGATTGCATCACAGTACACATTTGATTTTGCTAGAAAGAATAGAAAAAGCAACGAATGGAAAGACTATGAAACTAATCGTGGTAATATGATTGCGAGGAATGAAGAGCCAAAAAAGTCTGATGCTCCTGAAGAGGAGCCTAAATATGAGGACGTTGATCAAGCAACATTAGACAAAGAGTTTGATGATGATAAAACTTTTGAAAACGAAGTTGTTAAAGTTGCTGAAAAGATTATGGAAGAAGATAAAGATATCCTAGAAAAATTAGACGACAATCCTAAGGATACTACTAAAGAATGGCAAGAGCTATACAAAGAAGTTGACAAACCTAAACAAGAGTTTAATGACGAGTTTGGCGACATGGAAGAACTTACTAAGGAAGTCGATAAAGACGGTGATGGTATAGATGATAACACTGGACAACCTATAACAGGTATTGGTGCAGTTACAGGAACGTTTGCCGAGGCAGGTAAAAAAAAAGGTACAGAATCACCGGAAGAGTCAAACGACCTAGAGAGTTGGAATAAATGGGTTGCGGCCGCTGAAGAAGAAGTAACAAAAGAAACAATAGATAAAAGAGCAAAAGAAGTTGAAGTCCAAGAAGGCGATAGAGTATGGAACGATGCAAAACGTAAATGGAAAGAAGCTAATCCGGATCAAAATATAAAAGATTGGAAACATGCTTATATCTCAGGACGTATACACGAACTACCCTGGGCACCAGTAGATGAACAAGAAGGTTATGTACAAAATGCAGAACAAAGTGAAAGTTCAGTTTGGAACAAATTACAAGACCCTAACAATAAGTAATATTGATGTCTAAACCTGTATTAAATTTAATTACTTCACCTGACAAACTATTTAATGACGATCCTAGTTTATTATTAGTAAACCCTAGTGATACAATTAAAGAAAACTTTAATCACTATGCTCAACAATTTGAAAATAATGTAAATCTTTATTTGCACGAAAATTCTGAAACTGACTTACGTTGGCTTTTAGAAGTAGCAGAAATAGTAGATTATATTGTTTTGGATATAGATAATACTAAGGTTACACCTTGGATTATTGGACATTTATTAGGTTTTGGTAAAACTTTTTACTTGACAAACACCCCCGAATCAGTGTATAATATAATTAATAATAATAGAATATACGAACTAAAACAATTTATGGAAGGAGTAAACTACTTTGGCGTACAACAATAACAATAGAAGAGGTTCAAGCAACTTTAAACCAAGACGTAATTTCGACAACAAAGATCCAATGTCATCTAAAAGAGGTCTTTATGTAGAAGTGCGTGGTGGAGATGTTATGAAAGCTCTTAGAATTTTTAAGAAGAAAGTTCAAGAAGAAGGTATTCTACAAGAATACAAAGAAAGACAACATTACGAAAAGCCTAGTGCTAAACGTAAAAAAGCAAAAGCGGCTGGACGTAAGCGTTGGTTGAAGATTCAAGAAAAACAAAAAGTCGATAGAGGTTACTAATGGCACTTACTGCTGAACAGTGGTTCCCTTCGGTCATTTGGTCAGGTATGATGGACGGTGCAGACAATGCCGCACTTGAAACATATGCACAAGACCGTAAACAACTTGACGAAGGTGTACAAGTATCAAACTACATAGGTTGGCAGAGTGGTC